CAATGAGTACAAGAGACGTACTACATCAACAATTTACGTCGTCAACCCATCCACACCTGGTGTATACCAACGTGCCACGACCAATAGAGCTGGGCGGGTGCGTAACCCCGGGACTGGAACCACCAACGTTTGGGCACAACCCGTGGCCCTTTACGATATCACGTCCTGGTTTCTTAAGATGGGTTTCACCCTCAAGTTAGAGAGTGATACTGACAAGTTTGAGCACATCGATTTCTGTCAAACACGGCCTTGTTTCATTGACAAACGCTGGTTGATGGTTCGGACTCCAACTACTTTGAGCAAAGACTTGTATTGTCTCAAACCATTGGACCAGTCCGAACGATGGATCAGCCAAGTCTCGAAGGGAGGGCTCGCGTGTTACGGCTCAGTGCCAATCATGCGAAGCTTTTACCAGGCCATGCCTCAGAACAATCGCAAATTTAACCGCGATGAAATCTACGGCACAGGCTTGTATTACCTGACCAAGGACATGGAGTCAAAAGGGGTTGTCACCGACGACAATCGTCTGGCGTATTTCGAAACCTTCGGGGTGACACCGCGGGAGCAGGTGCTAATCGAAGAGATCTACGACAATGCGAAGTATGGAATTGGAGACCCTAACAACAGCGGCATCGTCTTGCCACTACTGGAAATCGCGTAGTGTGCTCCCGCTAATTTACGGGAGCTGGACTCATTATCAACCAGCAACACATCTGCTAATAAACACAAACAATTATGCCAAGGAAAACAGCCAAAGGTAAAGCCGGGCCGCGACCTGGGATGCCCGCTATCCGTGGTAAGGGAGCATATTCAATCAACTCCCTAGCTGGAAAGTTGGATGGACTGATGAAGCGTATACCGAAGGGGACGTTTGAGACTTTGGCCTCACAATACGGACCCGTAGGTGGCTTAGTCGGTAAGGGCATCTCGAAAATTTCGGGGTACGGGTCATATCGGGTCAACCACAACAGCTTAGGCACGAACACACACATCGGAGCCGAAGCTCAAAACATCCCGACCTTTGCACCCTCCGAACATGGCTCCAGAGTACGGCATCGAGAGTTCATTACTAATCTCGAGGTGCCTGCTGTTCCTGGGGACTTTTACAACACAGCATATCGCCTGGGTGTTGACAACAAGGAGCTTTTCCCCTGGTTGTCGGACCTAGCTGCACGCTATCAGAAGTACAAGGTACATGGCATGGTATTTTACTACAAGTCGACCTCCACTGACTACAACAACAGTGGGGCAGTCACTGTGGTTATGAACTACAATGCTACTGAAAGCAAGTATGCCTCCCCGGAACAGATGCTCAACTCCATGTTTTCGGTATC